TATTTAAATGGAAGTACAAAATGGATAAAATGGCTGGAGGAATTGTTGTTGATAAGGACGGCGGGGTATTGATATGTTAATTTGGAACTGTAACACTAGAGTAAAGTGATGATTTTTATCTAATTTTGAATTTTTTTAATAATAGTTTCATCACATTATTATAAACACCTTTTCAGCATGAAAAGGCAAAATACTTCGAGGTATGAAAAGATGACGGATGCAGAAAGCGCGATGCAAGGTTCCATTTGGGTATGTGCCACGGAGAACGGCTCATACGCGGAGCTGGGAGAGGTTAGCGACCTGAAATTGAAGGTCGATGGTAAGGACATTGATACGAGCAACAACAAAGACGCAGGATGGGGCAGCTCCATAGCAGGCGCAAAGAGTGCTGAGATTTCCGGCACAAACAATCTCATCATGTCGGATGCAGGCTACGCGATCATGGAGGCCGCACTGTTCTCCGCTACAATGACAGTATATGTCAAGATTCTCCAGGATGGCACACCCACATCAAGCCCTGTGGGATGGTCTGGACTCTTCCGAATCAGCAGCAACAACTTCACGCTGGTTGGCACAAGCACCCAACAAAAACTTGACTTCACCCTGAAGAATGTGGGCGCTATCGCTAAAATAACTTAGGAGGTTCCATGACAGATGCCAAGAGCGGCCTGGATGCCGCTCTCTATTTGGATGAGCCGGATGAGTATGTAGTAACGCCCAATCTTGGAAGCAATCGGGATATCTGCTTCGTCAGCAAGGACGGAACCAGCAACAGCGTCGAGATTGTGGTGGGCGAGACTACCGCGCCGCTATCAGTAGCTGTATCAGGTGACAAGCTTACCGTCACAAGTGCAAATACCGATGGAAGCGCCACGAGCACCCCAGCTCAGATAGTCGCGGCTGTGAATGCTGATCTCAATGCGGCAGCACTGTTCACTGCCAGACTTCCCCCAGGCGCTACGGGCGCGGGCATCACGGGCGCGCTTGCGGAGACGCACGCGGCGGATGGCGTAGACTTCACCGATCTCGCTATGACGGATTCTGGTGACCACCTCACATATCAGGCTGCCGCTGGATACCGTTACTGGGATGAAGACGAAACGCTTACCGTTGAGGTAGATGCCGCGCCGGTGACAAACGGCTTCACCATCAATTATCTCAGAGGATCAGTCACTTTCGAAACGTCCCAATCCGGTCACACAATCACAGCCACCGGGGTCAGGCGTTCGGAGCTGGCATTCGAAAAGGTTTGGGGATGTTTTGATTGCAAGCCCAAGATCTCTACGAAGGACATCGACACGACCAGCGTCGATGACTACGGCTGGGAATCATCGATGAGCGGTGCGAAGAACTGGGAGCTATCCGCGAGCCACTTCTTCTACGACGGGAAGATTCCGATCGAGAAGCTGGCGGTGAAATATTTCTGGAAGCTCTACAGTACCTTGGCTTCAGTGCCGTTCGCAATCGGGAAGGGCACTATCCAGAGCATGACAACGATCCTGGCGAATCCCAACGAGGCCCAGAAACAGGACATCACTGTGAAGGGCACGGGCGAGCTGTATCTGGATTAAAACCGGAGTGATCGACACTCCGGCAATTATATATTTTAACAATGAGAGGAATAATCAATGGAAAAAGAAAACGCAGTAATCCTGGACATGGATGAGACAAGGGAACTCAAGTGGACTTTCGGAGCCATCAAGACCTTCGAGAAGCGAGGCAGGGAGATCCTGAAGCGGCTCGATATCAAGAACGACCGCGGGCAGACCGTCGCAAATATCCCGACTCATGCCGGCTATCTGTTGGCAAACTTCCTCAAGATCTCAGACATCCTGGAGGCAGCCGTCGCCGCTGCAACCGGCTTATCGGGCCTGGAAGGCAAGAAGGGCGAGCCGTCTGAGGCAAGTGCGGCCATTGAGGGCTATCTACAGAACGGCGGAGATCTGGAATCCCTCCAGAAGGCCGTCTACAAGGCGTACTTGGTGGCCAACGACCCTTCTTCTATTGTGGAGTGGGAAACCAACGTGGCCAGGGAAGCCGAAACAGTTCGGATCAACAAGGAGAAGCTGGAAGCCAAAATGGAGATCGCCCGGCTGGAGCTGGCCGACGACCAGAAGAAAATCGAGAACATGAAGAAGATTTCTGGCGGTCAGTCTACCGGATCGGCTACATAGAGCTGGGACTCCTCCCTGATCAACTCTTTTCTCTGACAGTCAACGAACTCAATGCCCTCTATGCTCACAAGCAAGAGCAGCAAGCTTGGGAACGAGAGCAAGCCGCTTTTTCTGGCTTCTGCGCCGGAAAGGCATTCGCCATGGCGTGGACTGGCGATCTAAAGGGCTTCGATGAGTTCTACATCAAGCCGAAGCCCAACGAGCAACCACAAGAACAAACTTCTAAAGAATATATTACAAGATACAACAGTTGGTCTTAGCTTAAATTTTTTGTATAGATTATAGACTAACAATCATAACAATGAACTTTCGATACTAGCGGAGCTACTACATGACAGAAGCCGGACGAATCACCGCAATTATAGATGGCGATATCTCGGGACTCACGAGCAAGCTAGCTCAAGCCAAGTCCCAGGCCATCTCTTCAGTCTCCGGCATAGAGTCGGACATGAAGGGCAAGCTCGGCTCGGGCTTGACAGGAGCACTGTCCGGCGGCAACTGGGGCAACGTCGGCAAGAATCTCGGCCAGGACCTGGTCAGTGGTATCACAGCACCGCTCGGATCTATGGGCGGGGTGGCTTCCTCCATCGCAACCACTCTCGGTCCGGCTGGCATAGTTGCTGTTGCCGGCATAGCAGGAGCGGCAGCTCTAGGCTCGGCTGCCTCGTCCGCTGCTATGGAATGGGAAGCCGGCATGTCCCAGATCTCCAAGACGACCGGCATAGTGAAGGGCTCTGCTGATTTTGAAGATCTCAATTCCGGGCTGAAAGATCTCTATTCCACGATGCCCACAACGGTCTCAGAGATCCAATCTGTAGCCGCCGCTGCCGGATCTCTCGGTATCGAGAAGGCATCTATCGCAGGCTTCACGAATGTTGCTCTGCAAATGGGATCCGCTTTTGACATTCCTGCAGAACAAGCAGCTACGGCCATCGGCAAGATCAAGGGACAGCTCAAAAGCCTGCCCGAAGGTGCTAGCGACTCCGCAGATTTCGCCATGAAGTTCGGCTCCGCCGTTGATTATGTGGGCAATAATTTCAACGCCACTGAGAAGGATGTCTTAGACTTCTCTACCCGAGTATCGGGCTCAATGTCCGCCCTCGGGGCAGGGGCCTACGAGGTTGCAGGCTGGGGTGGCATGCTCTCCAGTGTCTTCCCGTCCGCCGAGCGGGCAGCCGGCAGCTTCGATTCTTTACTAACAAACCTAACTACAAATACTGATTCTCAGTCGAAAGCTGCTGAGGTCCTCGGCATCACCACCGAAGAGTTCATGCAGCAGATGACGCAGGACCCGTCCGCCACGCTACTCAGTCTCGGCAAGGCCATGGAAGGCTTGCCCACAGACAAGCTGATGGAGACTGCCAAGACCCTGGGCGGGGCCTACGGCATGGACACTCTGGTAAAAATGGTCGGCCACACCGAGGAATGGGGCAAGGCCATCGATGACACTGTCGAAGCTGGAAAGCAGGGTACTTCCATAGGCACCAGTTTCCAGGCCGGCGCCGATAACATGAAGTCCGGCCTGCAGGTCCTCAAGAACTCCGTCGGTGCCATCCTGACAGACATGGGCGGGCCGATCAATGCTGCCTTTGCGCCCGTAATTACCGCAGTCGCTGGCGGCCTGAACAAGGTCCGGGCCATAGGCGAAAACCTCTGGGGGCCGATCACAGCCGGGCTGGGCCCCCTCACGAGCACCATTTCGACTCTAATCGGGACCGTGGGCGAACTCGGGGGCATGACTCTCGACGGCCTGGTGGCCGCCTCCGAGGGTATCAACACGGCGTTCGATGTAGGCAGTGCCTTTGTATCTGCCTTCCGGGAAGAGCTGACGAAGGTAATCACCAGCTCTTCCACGTTCCAGACACTAAGCGGCTACGTGGACCAGGTCGGAACAGCGTTCTCCAATCTCTCCACGGGGGCCGGAGAGGTCTTCGACAAGATAGTATCGGGCCTCTCGAATGCGATCCCAACGGCGATCTCGGGCACCGTGGGCGCGCTCGGAACGCTCATGGACAAGGCCGGCCTGGGCGGGGTAGCGGATGCCCTCGGTGGAGTCGGAGACTTCTTCGGGAAGGTCTACGACAATGCCATGGGCAAGCTCGGACTCGGTGCCGGCGACGCCATGGGCGAAGGCATCAAGGGCTCTGACAAGCTGAAGAATGCGCCGGGCGATGCGCTGGGGTCGGATAGCACGATCTCAGGCGTCGATCAGGCAGCAAAAGACCTCGCAAAAGCATTCTATGACACACAGGCAGAATATATCAAATCGCATTCTAGCGGAGGCTATAGCCTCGCGACAATGCAGATGATGGCCGGCCAGAACGGCACCGGAGATCTCAACGACAAAGTTCTCGGGACGGTCGAGATTGGTGGCGGGATATTTTCCCGAATCAACTACGACATCAACGACAATTTCACCGGCTACCGACTGACCACGCCTACCGGGTCACACGAATACGCTAGCTACCAGGACTTTCTCAGCAACGCGCCGAAAGACCTGGAGACCTACGTGGGCCGGGCACTCACGGAGCTGGAGAAGGCAGAGTTCTTAGGGGATGCCCAAAAAGTTGTACAGCTGAAGGCAAAAGCGAACGCTGAAATTGAAGTCGATGCGTATCTCGACTTCGCCGCCAATCTCAAAGACGAGTTGGCAGCAGCGGGCGAGGAGATCAATGTCGCGCTTCTCGATAATCTGACTCCAGACAGTGCAAGCATCGAATCTCGGCTGGAGAGCATCCGCCGCCTCAAGCTCTATGACCCAGAAGAGGCGAAGAGACAGGGCGCGGATAACGCCATCGCCTACTTAGGGGCCCTGCATGACTCATTAGATTCCTACGAATCCGCCAAGGTCAAGTTCTTGGCGGAACCTGACAATGAGCAGGCCCGCACCGCATTCGAGACCGCACTCGGAAATCTCCAGCAGGTAGCTGAAGCTAATCCGCTCAAAATCAAAGCCGATACCTCTGACCTCTACTCGGAGGTGTTCAAGGCACTCATGCAAGGCAAGGATTGGGCCAGCATGGGTGTCACCAATCCACAGAGATTCCTCCAATACTCGGATGAGGCTCTGAAATCCCAGATTTCCGAGTACGCCAAGATGGGCGTAGCGGTTCCCAAAGATTCTGAGACCTACCAACTCCTCCAGAATATGAGCAACTCGTTCACTGAGTTGCAGGGGCAGGGTCTCCTCGATTCCAAAAACCAGATCACAGCATCTCTACTTCAGCAGGCCCTCGCCAATCCAGGCGGATACCAGTGGGAGCAGCTATATGCGTGGTCGAACACGCTGCCGGCCGCCACTCAGCAAGCCGGGACACAATTCGCCCAGGCAACCGCGCCTGCAGGATCGAATTTCGTTCAGCAGATCGCATCCTCCACCGCACCGGTTTTTCAGGCTACTGATTACTTCAGGCTCCAGACCAATTCAGCCGGGCAGAACATAGCCGTCATTGGCACACAGGTTCGCACCGATGGGGTGTCGGGTGGCGCTGCTATCAAAGCGGGTGGTATGGATGGCGGGGCCGCTGTGGCGTCTGGCTGCCAGACTGGCGCAAATGCGATATCAAAAGCGGTGGCTGGATTCAACTTCAATGCAAATCCATTCAACAGTCTATATGCAGCACCAGCGACGACAAAAACCGCTGGCGTTAATAACAACTATCCACTGGCCAGTTCTACCGTGGCGAAAGAAAAAAATCTCGGATTCGCACCTGGCTCAGATCTAAACAACTTTGGATGGGTCCCGCAGGGCTGGAAGAATGCTATGGACGTGGCAGGAACGGCAACGACCACCGCCACCAAAAGCACGGACTCTCTTTGTGCCAGTTATTCAGTGCTGGATAGTGGCGCGGGCATGGCTACTAGCGCCGTATCTGGGCTGTCTTACGGCCTGGCCGGACTGGCCAGCGGACTGGCCAACCAGTTCTACCCGCTGGCCGGGACGATGGGCGCGGTGGCCCAATCGACCGGATATGCCAACGACCTCCTGAAATACACGGCTGAAAGCATGGACACCTGGTGCGATGCAGCCAGCGATTTTGCCTATCAGCAGGAAACCACGGCTGGCATGTTCAAGCAGTCATACATAGGTCCGACCGAATACTATCCAGGGAACAGCCAGGCCAGCCAATCTAACACGGGGATGTACAATCCTAGCTACCAATTACCTCCAGTATTCATGGCTTCTGAGGCCTACGTGGCCTCCCCGACACTAGCCGTGGTTGGTGACAGGCCAGGCGGCGAATATGTGGTTGGAGCTGCCCGGTTCGAGAATGCAGTCGGGAAAATGGGCGGCTCCCCGATCACCATCAATTGCACTGTTACCGTCCAGGGCGACGGCGATCTGGCCGCATTCGAGGCGGCGCTGGTAAAGAGAAATAAGGAGTTGGTGGCCGAGATCACCGCTGCTGCCAGGGGGCTATAATGACAGAAATTACAGAAGAAATTGAAGTAGTTCCTGAAGAAGCGCCAAGGGCAACCAAGATCGAGCGCGGCAAGAAACGGGCGCGGCAAGAAAAAGGGTATCTCGATGGAGCGAACTGAATGGAAATTCTCATCACGAATGCCGGTCAGGAACCCATCGAGATCGAGGCCGATTCCTGGAGCCTGAAGGAATATCAGGACGCCCACCGCGCGGCAGACTTCTCTATCCAGTGCAGCCGGAACATTCCAGTTGGCCGCTATGCGCATGTGGTCGCAACCGAGAATAGGCGAGTTCTTTTCAGAGGCTATGTCAAGACTCCGAAGATCAAGAATATCAAAACCAGGGAACTCACCTGCAAGGGCGAGGAGGACCTCCTCCTGCGCAGATATACCGGGAGATACGCATATCAAGCATCTACTCATCGCATCATCCACGCATTCCAGTCGTCTGCCCCAAATCAATCAGCCGATATCTATGATGTTACTAGAAATGTTGGATTATTAACAATTGCAAATTTTATGATTCCCTACAACGGGAATGTTATCACCACCGGCACGCCTGCATATGATTGGTACGCCATCGGCTCAGATTGGATCTACCGGCTGGATGGACTGGGGTTAAACAGCAGGATCGGAGAAGCGGATATCTACGCAGAAGGAACGCTCCTCCCCAGGGTAGATAGCTATCTCGCTCTGGAAGGCACTGACATTTCATGCTTTTCAGATGAGAATGATCTATACGTCCGGCTCGATGATACGTCGCTAAACAACGGATTCGGTCCAAAAATGATGATGCTGGCAGACAACGCATACAGCACCGGCGTAATGCAGGGAAATATAGATCTACCCACCACGGAATTGACAGGGAATTTCCAGCTCAATTTTGACCGAGTCATGGATGTTCTCATCGATATGGCAGAATTTTACGGCCTCAATCCAAGATTCCGTAGGGCAAGGACATGCACATACTTCGATGCTTTGGACGAACCTACGGAGACTGAGTTCACACTACCCGAAGAAAATATTGAAGATATAACACAATCAGTCAACGAAGATCAAAAGGTTCACGCGCTCTTCGGAATGGGCCACGGCAGCCGGGATGTGCAGCACGTTTATACGCCCTCTGATCATTCATGGAAGGGCGTGTGGGTAGAAGATTCTCTGGATGTAGATGAAGGGTTTTTGGACAGTGTTGGCAACCTGAAGCCCTATATCGACGCCGAATATGGGTTGAGGCTGAACGATGAGATGTTCACCATCTCACCATCACCTGACTGGGGTCACAAGCCGAAGCCAAATGATATGATCCGACTGAGGCTTTTCGGGGAAGCTGAGAAGCTTCTGCAGGTGGCCTCTGCGAAAACAGATAGCAAAGGCAGTTATGAAATGGAGATAGGTGGCAGAAAGAGCGATCTGGTAGACGCATTCAATTCCAAAGATTCATTGAACAGAGTCTACCTTGATACGTATCTAGTTGAATTCGGCAAGGCCATAACCACAAGCGGGACGGCCCTCCAAATGGGCGATACAACCCACGGAGTATGCGGCGGAGCAACGGCAAGCGTTACCGTACCGGCTAATGCTTATGAGTCAGACTGGTCGCATAGAGTTACTCTGGATATTTCCATTACAGCGGATGAGAAGCCAGTATCGTGTGCCGTATTTGTGCAGATTAATGGAAGTGAGAACTTCCTATGCCAACCTAGACATTATCTTTTAAATGATCAGATTTCTGGCCTGGATATTACTAGATACGTTAATTACGGATCGGCAAGCACAATAGCTATTTGGGTACAAAAGAACGGCGAGTGGTCTGGTGCTTCGTGCCTGGCGCACCCAACCATGGACATCTCCACGACCATACGAATGTGGAAAAGGACAATTCTTGGAAGCAACATCAAGCGCGGACTGAACACACAGAAGGTCACTTATGCGACTTGGAAGAGACTGAAAGGAAAAGTGTACTCTTGGGTGAGGTCTTAAAATGGCAACTTATGTGACGCCATACTGTCAGATTTATGGATATGATTTCTCGGATATCATTTTCGCCGAAGGCGTGGATTCTTCCGGAGGTGGGCATGGGGTCGAGGAGGTCCAAATACCTGGAAGAAATTATGCGGATGTTCGGTCTAAGGGTAGGGCTGCGAAAAAATATAAAATACGAACTATAAAAACTAAGGACCGAGAGATAATAGAAGCATTTCTAAAGGAAGTTAACACCGCACCAGAAGACTCAGTGTTCTACCCATTCGACGCAAATCGCGCAGGGTATATCGCAATTGCTCATGCTTATCTGTCGTCCGGCCAGGCGCTCGATAAAAATCTTTGCGAGGCAATCGCGGAGATCACCTGCCGCGAGGCGTGGCTTTGCGGGCCGGATCAGGGTATCGATATGCAATGGACGGCACCGTTGCCCAAAGTTTCTGCACTGTTGACGAACGCGGGCCAGATGCGGGCACCCATCAGCTACCTTCAGGCATCTGCCGATAGGGTGGCCGCCTATGTCGAGAATCTGTCCGTGCGGATCACGCCAGGCACTTCCAGCGCCGAGCATGATAGGGAGCTGGTCCTCTGCGAAAAGATGCTCCGGGGAGATATTTTCGAACTCGGGTGGCGGGGAGAGGTCTGGCATTCGTATGAGTCGCCCTTGATCTCAATGGCCGCATTGTCGTATGATTGCCATTCGAAAACTTCCGGGGGATCGATAACGGGGGGCGTGCTGACTCTCGACAATTTGGATTATGTTCTCATGCCGTTCTACGGCCCTCTTCCGATATCGGGAGAGGCCGGAGCAGCAAAGATCGAGCTTACGGTGGATGCCCTAACTGGGGATGGCGGAACTGTTTGGAAGGCTACTGAGACAGATATCGCAGATATTGTTGAAGTAGATCATGACGATCTGGTGGTCGGAGCCAACACAATCTACATCCCAAACGTCGAGGGTGAGGGACATGTGGCGTTCGGGGTAAAGGCAGCTGCAAGTGGTTCTGTCTCCATTTCAGCCCTGAAAGGCACGGTTCATCGATACGTGGCTCCGAGCAAGATCCCGTATTCGGACCCGGATGAGACTTTCAAAATTCGAGTAGAGAGTACGGCGGGGACTCAACTGAGATTCGTTCAGGCTTGCTACAACGATCGATTTTGGTACTGAGGTTTAATATGGATGCTAGATTTATTTACAGAAGGGAAGGAATAATAGTAGTGGATCGTGGGCCGTGGGTTTCTGGCGAGGATTACGAGGTAGG